AGATATGCAACACTCACATGAAGCATTATCTTTATTTAATAAAGGTTTAGGTAAATACAAAGCTAGAAAAATTATGTTACATGGTAATCATGAAGATAGAATAGATAGATTTGTTGATGAGAATCCTGAATTAGATGGCACACTAAAAATTAGTGATTTAAATTTTAAACAATATGGATGGCAAGAAGTTCCATATAAACAAAATAAAGTTTTAAATGGTGTGTACTATGCTCATCATTTTCCGTCAGGTATATTAGGTAGTGCAATATCGGGAGAGAATATAGCTAGAACTCTCTTGACAAAACATAAAGTATCTGCTACAGTAGGACATAGTCATTTGTTAGATTATGCTACATCTACTTTACCAAATGGTAAAAAGTTACATGCTTTATCTGCAGGATGTTATTTGAATCATAAAGAACATTTTGCTAGAGATACACAACATATGTGGTGGAGTGGTATTATAGTTAAAAGAGAAGTTGTTAATGGATCTTATAATATGGAAACAATTGATTATAATGCAATAAGGAGAGAATATGGTAGACGATAAAGTTAATTCACCTGCACATTATAAATATGGTAAAAAAGAAACTATAGATGTAATACAGGATTGTATGACAGATGATGAGTATCATGGGTACTTAAAGGGTAATGTCTTGAAATACGTTTCAAGATATAAATTTAAAGGAGAACCATTACAAGATTTAGAAAAAGCACAATGGTATTTAAACAGACTAATAAAGGAGGTCAAATGACACACGGTGAAACAATGGAGAAACTTGGTAGAATAGTAGCTTTACAAGAAGTTATGATTCATATGCAAGAAGAAGTAAACAAATTAAACAGAGAACTACAGGAGGCAGAACGTGGGAGCAGTGAAACAAGCATTAATAGAAGTAGATGATTTAGTTTGTGCTAGCCTTAATCAAGGCAGAACATTAAATCAAACTATAAGAGA